ATTTTATTGAATTATATAATTATTTCAATAAAAATTTTATTTATGCAGCCATTTTAAGACCACCAACAAGGTTAGCACCAATACCGAAACCAGCACCTCCACGGGCAGAAGAACCCATAGCAGGGATGAATACATCAAGAATGCTAAATGTGGCAGCAGCAGTTAATGCGATAATAATAATTTCCTCAACATTCAGTTGTTTCTTTGGGATAGCGAAAGCAGCAAGGGCAACTACCAAACCTTCGATCAAGTACTTAATAGCACGTTTAACTAACTCGTTTAAATCAAACATTACGTTTATATTATACTCTAACAAAAAAAAATTATTATTTTAATAATAATACATGAAATTACTTAAATAACTAACAATATATTTTGTATATTCCTAAATGTCTGGATACGAAACAAAAATGAATGCCGACGGTTCAGTGAATCCTAAATACGTTGATTTGTGTGATGAAGACCAGGCTATTGCCGGACAAAAGTTCGCATGTATGTCATTCGTATCTCCGGAAAAGATCTTACAAAAACGTGAGGTATATCTATTTAATCAGTTTATCAAAAACTGGGAATTTTCTAAATCTATGGAAAGATATTTTGAGTTCATCCATTTTATTTCGTATAAACATAATATTAACGTTGAAACACTGATTGGTGATTTTAATGATTTTGTTAAAGAAGAGACTGATAAACTAAAGAAAAGTGGTATTGAAGATGATTACAAGAACTTCTTAGATAAACAAGAGGATAAACTAAATGAACAATTTAACCGAGAACATGCTTTCCAAACATCAGTTCGTGGTCTTAAGATACGTGGAGTGTTTGGTACTCAAGGAGAGGCTGAAGAGAAATGTAAAAAACTCCGTGAAAGCGATCCTAATCATGATATTTATGTTGGTCCTGTTGGTGTATGGATTCCTTGGGATCCAGATGCTTATAAAACTGGGCGCGTAGAACATATGGAAGAAGAACTTAACGCATTACACTCAGAAAAAATGAAAAATGAAGAACTCGCTAAAAAGGAATTTGAAGAGCGTGTTCGTGAAACTAAAAAGAAAGCTATTATGGAAAATATAGAAAAAGCTAAAGCAAGTGGTAATGTACTTACACAAACAATTGATGAAGATGGTAATCTAAATGGTGTTCCTGAAAACGTTGATTTTGAATCACGTGAGGTAAATACAGCTGAATCTACAAAATTGGCAGATGAACTTGCTATGGATGATAGTAAAAAAGAAGATTAGACACTGATATTATTGAATAAATTATTATTATTGGTAATTTATTCAATCACTATATTTGATACTATGCCATCAATGTTGAATTGTTGTATATATTTCAACTCGTTAAAATTATGGCATGTATATGCAAATACATGTTTTTTTAATGTATGTAAATAATTTAATGTTTCATGATTCAGTTGTTCTAGTGATATACTCACAAAATCTACTATATATGTCAACATATTCCATTCATGTTCTGTATAATTACTATTTGTAATATATCCTAATCTTACATGAATATTACTCTTTTTGATTATATGTAACATATTCCGGTTGAAACTCGCTATTAATATATTCGGTAAATAAATATCTTTCGAATTTTTATGTATAAATTCTATTAACTTTTCGGCTATTCTATCTAAGCCCTTCAAATCTAAATATACTTCAATAAATAATGTATCAACTAATTTAAAAAACGTATTCAATGATATTATCCCTATTTCTTCTAATTCTATCAAAGTCATATTTTTAATTTCTCTATCATGAATCATAATATCGTGAAATATTATTATTTCGTCATCTTTACATAATTGAATATCCAATTCTATCATATCAAACCCTTCTTCTATAGCACCTATAAATGCTTCTATTGAATTATCTTTATACTTATATGAATACCCGCGATGAGCTATTTTCAACATAATAAGGTTATATATTATATTGAAAAGATATAAATATTTTTATTTCTATTATATAGATCACATGAAAACATTTACCTATATAGCACACAAACTATTTATACGTGATGTAAAATACAATCATAATATTGATACTTATGAAACTATTAGTACTCATTTGAATGAATCAATCCGTCGCATTTCATATATGGAGCATATTTTTAATAATCAAACGAATTTACATTCTGATTTTATGAAATGTGTATTTGTATTATCAAATGAACCGAAATTTAAAGAACTCTATAAAAATATTAGTGACAACTTTTTGGTTTCAACAGAAACTCGAAACTTATTTTTAGATTTTTTCAGTAATATTCAAAAAGTATACTGGGCTTTTAATAAATTTTCAAAAATTATTAGACAACGATATTCTACAAACAAAGTAGAACATGATTTATTGTTAGCGCCCATATCAATAACCCAACGAAATGTAATACAGTTATATGAAAACAATTGTATGTATTTATTTACATTACAAGACCTTTCACGTATAATAACTACTGCTGTTTGTAATTCTCCTATGTTTCATACAGAACCACTTAACCCGAAGAATCCCTATAGTGGAGTTATTTTTTCAAAAAGTAACTTATACAATATTTATTTTCACATGAAAGAACGATTATCCAGTTTTCCAGAAGTGGTACATAAATTCTTTCTATCTGATTTTAATATTAATTCATTCGCAGAAAGTAACAAATTAATTATACGAGATGTATATATCAATCAATTTGTTGATAACGAAGATAAAGATGAGATTGTAGAGAGTATTTATGATATGATTAATGAATTTTATTTACGAATTGATATAGATGAAAATTTCCCGAATGATATTCTAATTAATACTTTCAAATCACCTACTACAAACTATCTTCACTATAAGTATAATTACGATCTTAGTAAGAGAGCGATTAATTATAAACTCATGTCAACAAAAATGAATAGTATTATTCAAAAATGTCCTGGAATTGGTAGAAGAATAATTGTTATTAAAGACAAAAAAAAATATACGTCATTTATTACTCTGGATGGTAAGACTGAACCCATATTATATACAAAACCTTCTACAAAAAATATTATTGAATCTGACTCATCTGAAGATGAACCAGTCGCAGATATAAGTAATAATACATCATTTATGTTTACTGAAGAGTTTTCAACAAGGTTGGATGAGTTGATTCACGATACTGAAATTCCGTCGATTAGCCTTTATGATGACGACAATTTTGATTCTGATGATGAGATTGAATTTGATGAAAGTATATATGACCCGTAATCGCTTTGTATAATATATTTATATAATGTAATATGTAAATATATTATTTACCACTTACTTTTTTTTACATTTATAGATGGACCTTTATTTTTTTTAGCTTTGTTTGGGTCATATTCTTCATCATCATCATCTGATCCTAATTTCTTTGACATTTCCCAGAATTCATTAGCACCTAATCTAAAAGGTGGATGATTTTCTGCCTTATACCAAAAAATTTGTTCGTTTAATTTATTCGATTTTGCATTATTATTAATAACCAAACATTCATAATTTTCAGTTGTTTGATCCATTACACTACAAAATGATTCTAATGTAGGAAACATACTTGCATAATTTTCCCAAATTCTCTTGCGATTCGTTAAGTATGGTTCTCTTAATATAAACACATAATCAATATTCGTTCTTAAATTGGGTGGAATACCTAAAGGATACTGCATTGTAATTATCAACATTATCTTCCAGTGACGACCATTCATAAATAACAATCTCATCATTTTATCACGAGTCCATGATTGGTCGTACAAACAATCATCTAAAATTGTAAAACATCTTGGGTCTATCTTTGTTTTCTTATGCTGTTCTATTTCTTTATTTACTTGTTTTAAAACTGTCTTTTGACGTCTTAAAATATTTTCAATTAAAACTGTATTATATTCTTCATGAATGAATAACTTAGGAACATGAGCGGCATAAAATCCATTACCTGCTTCAGTTCCAGACATTACAGTTCCTACTGGAATATCTTGATGATAAAATAATAAATCTCTTACTAAAAAAGATTTTCCTGTATCGCGCCTTCCTATCATAACAATTACTGGACCTTTATTTTCATCAGGTTTGAATGTAATTTCGCGCATATTAAACTTTTTTAATTCCAAACTCATTTTCTTTACAATACTTTATTATTATATTATTCTAAAGTAATTCAAACGGATTTGTAATTACTTTTTGTGAATTACATATTGAATTGGTTTGTATTTAATCATAAAAATGTATTAAATACTTATAGTAAAGTTGTATATGAATATAAAATCTATAATTGATAATAAATTTTCAATTGGTTATTTCAAAAGTAACCCAATTGATATTGCTTCTTTAGAGAAAAATTATACCCCTTCAAATGATGACACGCATGTAGAATATAATCCTTTTTGTATCGATAAACTACAAAAATATAACCCCATTTATGATGAATTATTTTCTCTTTCTAAAAAAAATTATAATACGATTCATTTAAATCATCATAAACA